CTCTCCTGTGTTTTTGATTCTTAACGGTATGTAGATGAACTCAACTGATTTGATTGGCTCAATTGCGATATCCACGTACAGTTCGTTCCTGTCTATCCTTGTAGGCGTGTTGTTAGTGTCATCACAGACTACTAGGAAGTCATACAACGCTCTCTGACCAACAAGCTCTAGCAAGAATGACTCGATCGCTTGTTTGATCTCGTTCCTTGTCAGCTCATCGTTTGGTTCAAAGATGAATGGTTTAGCTATTGCGTCCAGTTGTGTTCTCAGATACACTGCCAATCTTGAAACGTTGATCCTGTCTAAAGCGGAACTTGCCGATGTCTTGGTCAAGTTACCAAAGTTCACGATACCAGCACCTGAGAAGAAAGTTATTGGGTTTACCTTCACTTCGTGCATGGAATCTCTCACTGACTCCGTAACAGATATTGTTTGGAATTCACCACTTGCTGTGTCTATGTAACCAACTGCTGTGGCGTTGTCCACAACACCTCTTCTCGTTCCTGATGGTGCGAACCATGGGAAAGCGATGTTGTCGTTGTTTGCCAGTGTCCTCATCATCATGTGTGATGCCGGAACAACAATTGATTTGCCTGTGTTATCAGTAGTTAAACCTGATGGATAAAACACACCGAGGTAATCACTTGAACTCACAAGTCCATCCTCACCGTTATCTAGTGCTGACGCAGTGTTGTTTGCCCAGTTTTGGATTGCGGTTGATGTACCTGCTAATCTTAAAGGTGTATCACCAACTACAAATGCAGTATTGTTTCTGTCAGTGTTTAGGTTTATCATATTCTGTATCACTTCTGGATATCCAGGACAAGCGATCACGTTGTAACCTCTTTGGTCTTCTCTGATTGCTTGGTTTGTGTCTATCTCAGATTTCAACTGCTCAACGATGACCTGTCTCTGTGCCTTCCTTCCGAAAGTGCCAGAACCGTCCGCGTTATTGCTAGACTTTGTAACCCATCTGTCTGGGTAGTAAGTGCTAACAGACTCGTTGTTGTATCTTATGTTACCTAATCCTGTTGAACTTGATCCAGGATACTTTGTTGTTGTGATGTAACTGTTCTTGTATTCCTTGACGTTGTAGCCAGATCTCCTAGTGTTCCATAACAATATGCCCTGTGGGTACAAGTCTGGATTTGGAGCATCTGGATCTAGGAAGTCATCACTCAATAAGTTCTTGATTGTTGATGGTGTTCCCGCCGCAGTTGATGTGCCCGCCGCTTTGTCTGTTGAAGTGTGCCATCTAGCGTCAGCGAAAACTATACCGTCCTCTGTGGTCTGGTCTGTCTTGTCGACTAGTACCCATGCCGCCCCTGTTGTGGTCACTGCCACTTGGTTGGCCGTGTTGCTTGAGCTCAGTGTCGCCGCCGTGTTGTATTTGTAGATCTTTGGATAGTTCTCAAGATCGCTAGTGTCAATCCATAAGTCATTGTCCACTAGAGCAGTACCATCTGACTGTTTGGTAGGTGCTGTAGATGAAAACTGAGGACCATTTGGATCTGTTGAACTGTAGACTTGAGCGTAACCTTTCCAAGTTGTTCCATTGTGTGTCATTATATCTGCTACATCAGAGTTCGTGTCATACCATAATGTACCATCGGCTGGCTCATTTGTTGGTGCGCTTGTTGAAGCAACATAACTCAATCTCTTCCAGTTACTAGCCATGATACCTGTGTCGGCGCTTGAGTCAAGGCTTTCACCAGCTGGTAGGTCATACAAGTTGTCGATCAGTATTGAGCTGTTCGCCGTGTATGTTCCGTACGCATGTGCAGTTGAGGCGCTGAAGCCCGCATCTGCCAACGGTGTTCCTAGTGTGTCAAACATTCTGAAGTCACCACCCAGTTTGTGTGTCATCCTGATCTCACCTGTCGTCAGTTTGGTTGCGCTGACGTTGACCAGTCCAGCACCATTCACTGCCGCGATGAAATCATCTGCCCCTGTTCCGCCGAGTGTTATTTCAACAGCAGTGGCCAATGCTTCTTGGTTCTTCTTTGATTCCTGTATTTTGAATTTGTTTCCACTAGTGAAACTAGGTGTGGCGTTGTTACTTGTTATCACTGTGGTACCACCCTCGTATCTGAACAATTGGAAGTCACCTAGGTTTGGAGACGTGTCAGAGGCGTCGGCCGCTGTCATGCTCTGTTCAGTGATGTTGTATTGTGCGTAAAGTTTTCCAACAGTCAGGTTCGCTCCACCACCCGCGGCGTCTAGGTTGTAGATCGCTGAGTTGTGTGTAGCGTACAGTGGGCTGGCCACTGTTGAGAAGCTCGCGTTTGCTGTGCTGTAAACTTTTGCCACAATATTAGCACCTGAGTTGGCACTGGTTGTTTTAAACCAAACAGAACCGTTAGGTCTGTTTTCGTTTGCTGTCTTCCAGGTAGGTCTGTTTGTGTGTTTGTCCTGTAGGAATTTTGCACCATTTTTAACTCCGGATGTAATACCTAGTTCTGCTAAAAGGCCTGTCCCTTCGTCGAATCTGATTGTGTTTGTTCCTGCTGATGAATCACCTAGTGCGTAACCGTTGTGGAATATCTCTAGGTTTCCTGTTGTTGCATTAACACTTGCTGAAACGTTCGTGACGTTTGAACCAATTGCTGTGGCAACATCTGATAATGCTGTACCACCTGTTGTGATAGTCACACCGTTCATTACCATTGTCTTACCGTTTGTAACTGCTGTGCCTGAAGCAACTGACACCACAGGATGTGATAAGTGCCAAGCACTTGAACCTACCTGTACCCAGGTGTTGCTTCTGTTTTTGTAGTAGATAAAATTTTGATGTCTAGTTGTGTTTATCGCGTAACTGCCGATAGTTCCTATGGCTGGCTTTGGATCACCAGTGCTCACCGCGCCAACTAGGTCGCCTGTTGAAGTGATCAATATAGGAGTGATTGTTGTGAATGCTTGGTTAGTCGCAGACCATTCGAAGATACCATACGTGCTTGATGCAAGGTCAAACCAGTATGTGCCATCTGTTGGTACCGCTGTTGGAGACGAAGCGCTTCCAATCAATCCGTTGGTGTCAACGTTGGCTCTTAGAACGTATGCTCTGTTGGCTATACCCAAAAACGAGTACGCCGCTTGTAGACCCCATTCGTTTAATTCATAACCGTGTAATGAATTTCCTGATGCGTCCGTGTAGAATTTTGGATCTCCAAAAGTCTCTGTCAATTCTCTCTGTGACGAGATCAAATAAGCAGTGTTGGCGTTAGCAGTTGTTGTACCTGCCGCTGTGCCGTCTCCCGCTCCGTTGGTCTTGTCCTGTGATGATGCTACTATGAAAAGAGGTGTAGTACCCGCATCCGATGGTACGTAAAAACTCTCGTTTATTACTGAAACCTCTACTCCTGGTGATGTTAAAGCCATTTTTCGTTTTCTCCTTGCAAGTTTAACGTATACAGAGTTATTTATTATATCATACGGTTTTTAAGACAAAATTTACCATTTTCCAGGTGCCTATATAGGCGACGTAAATATGCTGTATGGACAAGAGCCTAAGACCGTTGTGTAAGCAGTGCAAGAGCCGACCGAGGGCGTATGCCTATAGGCGTAGCAATAAGGTTTACTGGCGTAGTTTATGTGACACGTGCAACAGGAAGAAAGCAGGTAAACGTGTCGGAGGGATCACAGCATTACAGCGCTCTGGCTATAAGAAAAAGAAAAAGTGTGAGGTTTGCGGATTCAAGGCCCAGGAACAAGCCCAATTGGATGTATTGTTTGTTGATGGGGATCTACGCAATACGACTGTGGGTAATCTAAAAACTGTTTGCTCTAATTGCCAGCGGTTGCAGGGGATCCGTCGTCTGGGTTGGAGGATTGGTGATCTTGTTGCTGATGACTAGATTATCTACTTTTTTGTATAAGTCCTCTTTTGTGCCATCATTATCTATTACGTGATCAAAATTCCATCCCATCCAGTCCCATTCTGATTTATGGGCACCTTTGTTCTGCATCTCTTGACGTGAGGGCAATTCGCCTCTCTTGACCAATATGATCTGACCTTTGTTTTCTTTGATGGTCTTCAATTCATTCTGGAACCTAGTGTCAGATATAACTGTGGGTTTGCCATCATATCTCGACAGGCAACTGTCTATCCAGATCGCATCATGCATGTGCTGTCTCATCACTTCCGTTCCAAAGTGTTGTAGCACCCATCTTGGTGTGATAGGTCTGCCAAATTTTTTTGACCAAAATTTGTCAGGTTGTTCTCTCCATTGTCTGCTATCATCGCCGTTTCCTTCTAGCATCTCACGATCCCAGTTGAACATGACGCTAACAGCATCCTTGAGACTTTTAGCAAAAGAATCCCTTCGGAATCCGTGTTGTTGTTCTAGTCTCTTTGATACCGTATCTTTACCAGAACCTATTAAACCTACTATACCTATCAGCATAGGCTTATTATACTATCTTCTCAGACGTTTTTCAATCTCTTTGATTGCTTTTCTCACAGATCTTAGTATGGAAGCTCTCAAGGTTTTCTTACGTTCCTTCAACGCCTTGATGCTCATAATTTCCAATTCCTCTACCAACTTTTCCAGTTCGTCTAATGTGAGGTCAGAATAATTCTTGTAATTGGATTTTTCCATCAATGTTATTTAGATGTTGTTTGGTCGGAATTAACCAATAACAAAACTGTGGGGAGTGCCACCTTCTTGGAAATTACCTATCTCTTGGTCGAGTCTTTCCATTTCCGCATTGCCTTCGTTTTTGAGTGCGTCACCGTTTAATGTGGTTCCGCCTTGTGGACCTGCTATAGTGTTGAACTTGCCTCTGGCCTCTCCCAGCATTATCTTACAAACAGCCAGTGTGTAATCTCTGATCCACGGCTTGGCGTAGATGTCCTTGAACAGTGTGATGTCCGGTCTGTAGTTGTCGGTGTGCATCAGCACGGTCTCGTTGTCGGCTCTGGGTCTCTGTGTTATTGTCAGTTTCTTCGTGGCAACGTCAAAATGGAACTGAATGAAACTGCCAAACATCTTTCCAACTAATTCTTGATAACTTGCGAAAGCGTAGTAAGTGGCCAAACCACCTGTGGCCCCTGCCCTCAGTAGATAGGTGTTGGTGTAGGCTAGGTTGAACGGTTCGAACAGTGTACCACCCTCGCCGCCTTCCGTCCTGGAACCCACGGTCCTCCTGTTGAGGTTCCTCACGTTGATCACCTCATCTGGAAGCACATAAACGTTCTGATTTTTCTTTAGTTCAAGGAATGCGTATGATTCTTCCACGGCGTTTGATGAACGTTGTCGATATCTGTTGGTCGCCCTTTCCAGTGCCGTTTGGTAGTGTTTTGGGTCCAATTCCACATCGATCATGCCCTCACCGAGGTTATTCTTCACATAATCAAATATTTCCTGTTGTCCTGTTTGGAGTTCTGACATACTCATATTTATTGCTTTGAGCTATACAATAAATATGTATGATATGCCTAGATTGTCGATTTTCAAGCCTGAAAAGGGAAATGATTACAAGTTCTTTGACCGTAACATAAAAGAGATGTTCACGGTTGGGGGCACTGATCTACACTTCCACAAATACCTAGGTCCATACGATCAGGGAGACACCAACAAGGATGGCCCGGCGTCGCCTAGCCAACCCAGAGTCACTGGTTCAGATCTAAATGAGACCACTATACAGGATTTGTTGTTTCTAGAAAATAGAGATAGGAAATATGCGGATGATGTTTATGTAGTGAGGGGCATATATAACGTACAGGACGCGGACTTCAACCTATCACAGTTTGGAATGTTCCTACAGAACGATACTTTATTCCTGACAGTTCATCTGAACGACATAGTAGAGAGAATTGGACGAAAACCCATGGCGGGAGATGTAATAGAGTTCCCACACATGAAAGAAGATTATTCATTGGACGAATCCATACCCATAGCACTGAAAAGATATTACGTGGTAGAGGATGTGAACAGAGCCGCGGAGGGTTTTTCACAAACTTGGTGGCCCCACCTATTGAGATTAAAAATGAAGACATTGGTAGATTCTCAGGAATTCAAAGACATAATAGGCGATGCAACAACTTCAGGATCCATGGCCAGTTATATGAGTACCTACAATAGAGAAAAAACAATTAATGACCAAATTGTGGCACAGGCCGAACAAGATTCTCCACGCTCAGGATTCAACTACAAACAGTATTACGTGGCTCCCATTGACGAGAGGGGCAATATCAGGACGGACA